CCCTAAAAAAGAGGGGAAGTACGTGCAGGGGTTATGTGATGCAAAAGGGATACTGGTAATCCCTTGGGGAGTAGGATAATCGAGGTTTTTCAATGGCTTAGGTGGGTTGGTGAGGGCAAGCGGGCCCTTTGATTCCATTGAGGTATTCCAGACGCCGCCCTCACCTATTGGGTGGCCCTCCCTATGCCCCAAAAACACACCAACAACCCGATATGGACGGGATCTCTCCATAAAACGCTTGTTTCTTCAAAAAATAGGGAGCTTAGTCAGTGATGGATAGAAAACGCGCGTATGTTTTTTTGGGTATTCTGGTTTTCGTCCTTTTGGGAGCGGCTGGGGCATCAATAGGTCGAGCGGGTGTTGCGGAGATATCGCTGATCTTTGCTATTGTGGCAGGCCTCGTTCTCATCTGTTCCTTCATATGGCCCCCGAAGGATTAGGGCGAGCGGTCCCCAAGCAGGTTGGCAATCATTGCATTCTTGGCGGACGATCCGGCAGACGATCCGAAATAGTAATTGCCGATAGCCACCACGAGAGCCCCCAAGGCCCCAAGCATCACATTCAAGGGCGCTTCGGATGCGGGCGGCAGTTCGACAAAGATCATAGCCACCAGGATTCCAAAGAAGCCCGACAGAGAGGCAAACGCGATATAGGCGGGCATTTGGTCCCCGGTCTTTACCTGCCTGTCACGGGCGCTCTGACGGTCTTCTGAGGAGATCCTTACAAGATCCACATCCAGGGCCTTCATGTCCTGTTGGAAATCAGCCTCCACCTCTTTCAGCTTCACCAGATCGGCAGGCGATGCGGCAAGGACGGCTTGGGCAACCATATCCTCTGTTGCGCCCTCGACGCTATCAGGGCCAAGCAGTGCCCCCGCAATGGCCTTTACGCCCATACCAGCCAAAGGGCCGCCAAGGGCGGTTGCGATCCCTGGGGCGACCGTCTTTACAATCGACTTCCAGTCCATTTGTCATTGCCTTTCTGTATGAGAGCGGTAGAATTGGAATGTGATCACACCCCGCCCCTTTCGGCGGTTCAGAACCAAGCCCGGCTGCGTCCTACCGTAGTCGGGTTTTTCTTTTGCCCACCCACCTAGATTCTGTATACTGAGTGATGCTGCGGAGACATGACACTGGATTTCGAGGCGGTAGTGCCGCCGGGGTTGTCTGCCCGAATATCGAGAATGGGCCTAAACATGCCGTTGGATGTAACGTCCGGCCCGCAGCTACTTACAGAGGGTGAGAGACCGTGAACGAAAATCCTCAATACGGGTCATGTCTAGAACACAGACTTACAGTAAAGGATTTGGTCGCCTCTTTTCCTGAAACGTACAAAGACAAACGCTATTTAAGAAAATGCAGTTGCGGTTGCAAAAGAAAGGCGACCCACGGAATCTTTGCCAACGGTATAATTATGGCTGGAAGGTGTGAGTTTACCGCGTGGCGCGAAGCTAGGCGACTGAACCAGAGGTAGAGGGATGCGGCTGCTAAGCAAGTTACTCGTTAGGTGCCACCCCACCCCTGCGTGGACCAATTTCTAACGTTCTAATTCTGTCATCAAGTTTCATCAATGTAGCATCATGGCGGCGGTCTACCTCTACCAAGTTCCCAACCATGATATGGATTTCTCGGATTTTGATGCTATCGTCTTCCCGCGCCTCGCTCTCAGCGCGCATCGTTGTTATGGCATAAGTCACAACAATCAAGACCAGCCCTTGCAATAAGGGTGCGATAGCCTTCACCAGAAATGCTACAATCCTATTCTCGAAAGTTTCGCTTGCGGCGGCGTCCGTCATCTTCAGCCCCTCGCCTTGGCGTGTGCGTTAGGGCCACAAGGAGCAAAAAACACGGCACTAGCAGTATCAACCACGCCCAGCCAGCCATAGCCCTGTTTCCCCTTCCGGTTCTGCAACCACGTTGCAATAACAGGCAGCAAAATCTGTAAGTAGAATAGGCCATTTATCATACGATTGTAAGCCATTTGGCTGGCCTCCACCCCCGCCCAAAGGGCTAACCCGTACCCGATATGAACAAGAAGCAATGCCGCAAAGAGCCCAATGCCCGCTCGCTGCCAACGTTTTTCATAAATCGCCCACAGGGCGACACCGGCAACAGTATCAACAACCCCAAACTGCCAGAACAAATCCCACCGACCATAAAGCTCAAACAGCGCTCTACATGATCCGTATACGATGAGCAAAATTACGCAGGTTTCTAACTGGGGCCAATAATCACGCCAACTCTCCCGACCCCTGCTAAACAGAGAATGCACCACATACACGGTCGCCGCGAGGATGGCCGCTGCAAGGGCGTAAGGGGCCAGTAGACGCTCCATATTACTTACCCCCACCGCTCATCGTCTGGTAGCCACAACCTGTCGCAACCTCAAACCCAAGCAAATGAATTGCGGCCATTTCGGCCCGTTGTTCCTCGCTCAGCCGATCACTGATTTCTTTCTCGATCATCTGCACACGCGATTCAAGCGCCAGCACAATATCCTGCACCTCTTGCTGCTTCTGGTCGTCGGGAAGGTCGCTCACCTTCTGGCTTTGTCTGCCGCCACGAATTTCAAAGTCACTTGCCGCGCAGAAGTCCGCCCAGAGTTTGGCAATATAGGTTAGGTCGCCAACCTCATCTTGCTCAAGAGACGGCGCAACGTCTTCGATGAACTCAGGGAGCCGAACGAATATCTCATCAATCTTTGCCTGGCAGACCGATTTCTCAATAACTTTTGTCGGATCAATTTTCATAAATTACCTCAATATGTCCACAGCGCTGGACGGTGCGCCGATGGATGCCCACCGTCTACATGAATGAATGATTTTGCAATGCCAACGCCAGGGAACTCCATCGCAAAGACGTGCTTGAGAGCCTCCCACATTGACGCATTCAGAGGCTTGAAGTCAGCAGCCAGACCAGCGGAATGCGCCCCTGGCTTGCTTTTCTTCTTCTCTTCGGGATGATTAGGGCACCGAAACCCCGATGTGATTTTCATGGGCCCGATGCGATCCCGCAGACCTTGCAAGGAAAGCATGAAATCCGCGTCCATATCCGAACGCCCACACCCACATTTGCAGGCCATCTCTTCGGGTGTGAAGCTTGGCGTTAGCTCAGGTTGCCAATTTGCCATCACACCCACGCCTTGAGAACAATGTTCCAACTGGAAACAGTCGGGGTAAAGGCCGTGCCGGTTGTGCGGTCAAACAGCAACCCAAAACCGCCAGACGCTACACGCGCAAAGCAGTTGGTTGTGTCATAGAATATCTGGATACCAATGCTCGCCGCACCACTCGGGTTGTTGGACGCATTGTTTAGGACGACGATATCGCCAATGGAATAATTGCCCTCTGCTGCCTTACAAACAGCCCACGCTTGCACCAGGGACGGCACCGCAGAAAACCCATGTGTAAGCGTGATCAGGCTCCCCGCCGTCGAGGCCGTTTCTGAGGTTTGATTGGACCTTTGAATGGGAAGCGCAACGCTATTGCGGAAATATCCCGCCGTGTTGAACGTGCCCGCTCCGGCATCGGTCAGCCCTGGTGTGAAATAGCCACCGCTTACTCCCAGAGACCCCTTAGCGACACCATTGATTACATAATCAACTTGGACATTCGTATTGCTGCCAAAGACAGCCTTCGCATTGTGGGCACCCATAAAGGCACCAGAGGCACCAGCCCCCGTTCTGGACGCAATTATATTGGCATCAGCAGCGGCCTTTGTGACCGTCTGGCCCTCGGTGAAGTTGTTGTTCACAGAAGTGAACGCCCCGGTGGGGTTCAACAACAACCACTTGCTCAAGCCGCTATCGTAGGACAACAAGTAGCGACCACCGATTTTGATTTCGCCGCCCACTAGCGCAACATCTGCATCGCGGACCACCGCCACCGCGCCTATTGCATCCACATTCAGTGTAGCCGCACCGGTGTTAGTGTGGTTGGCCTCCACCAAGATCGTGGTCCCATCGACCAGTGACAAATAGCTGTTGTTGGAACCGACCGTGTAGTCGTTTGATGAGCCGCCAGTGGTTACGGTGCCATTATTGTCTTTGATCCACTTTGCCAATTCCGCCATCATACTGCGAGCGGAGTTATTGACCGTCGAGGGGGCTTGGCCCTCTAGCCAGTTGATAGCGCTGTCAGCATCATCATTGTCTGCGGCGGTCGCGGACCAGTCATAAACACCCATTGGGCTTTCTCCATAGAAAAACCCGCCTAAAATGGCGGGCTTGATACCAAGTTTACAGTTGCGCTAGACTGGCCGAATGACCCTAGATCTACCGTCCGCTATTCTCATTTTGATCGTTGTCTTTTTCTTCAGCTTTTTGCGCGGCTTAACGGAGCACGTTGACAGCGGGGAGAGAAAGGACCGGGGACGCGTAAGAGGACAAAAGACCTTGCCCGCCCCCGACGCCGGGAACAGACCCAGAAGCCCTTTGAAGTAGGAAATTTCTGTAAGCGGGTGAGTTGATAAAACTCTGCGCTGCTCTGCCCCCACCAAGAAGGCCCGCTCCCGCCGCAAACGCCATAGGCTCCACAACCGCTGCAACAGGTGCGCCACCAAACGCCCCCATAACAGCCGCTCTTTCAGCCGTGCCGGAACTTGGAATAGTGTCTTTTAGGAAGCGCTGCCCGACTTGTGCCAGTTCAGCCAGTTCTCCGCCGCGACCCGATGCAACGGACTCCTTAGCAGCGCCGCCAGCGGTCACGCGCCCCTGAAGCAACGCAGGCCGAATATTGCCATCTGCGTCACCCTTCGCGACAAGATCCCGAATGGTCTTGAGGTTCCGCCATTGCTGCCGAGCCGTTTGCCACGCTCCACGGTCACTTTCAGAGATCGCATCATCCATAGCCCCCCGCAACACGTCGCGGACCTGTCCAAGAAAATGCGCCTTTTCTCCGCCCGACTTTGATATTTTGCCAATCAAGGAATCAATGCCTTGATAGGCCCGCCCCGGCAAAACACCGTCATCCGCCTTTGCGGCAACATCATCAATGATTGACGAAACTGCTCGCGCAGTATCATCAGCCCCATAACGGGTTGCCTGCTCTCGCACTTGCTCAAGCGCAGACCTGGTTTCATTTGTGAGCGGCAATTGGTTTCGAGAGGACAGGCGCTCAAACATCTGACCTATGCGAGACTTAGCAGTAGAGTAGACATCAGCGGTGATCTTGTCCGTATCTTCGCCAATAGTTCTGCTGACAGCGCGGTTAAACGCAGCCTGCTGAGATTCCAGCCGAGGGCGAGCGCCCGAAAATGGTAGTTTGCGCGTGACTGAATCTATCGTTCGCAAAAAAGGCGTATCCGCCAATTGAGCCGCGTTAATTGGAATGCCGAAATCATCAGCCTTTGCCGCCAGTCTCCGCGCACCCTCGCTAATCGCTGGGCGCACAGCTTCCCTAACACTTCTTCCTGCCGCCCGACCTGCCGCAGCCACACCTGGAATAGCCCCCCCAAATGCCGCACCCAAAGCGATGTCTTGTTCCGGGTTTTCTGAGGCACCAGACGTAAGCCCTGCCACCGTTCCACCCTGAAGGGCCCCGGCAGCCACTTTAGACCCAAGGCCCCCGGCACCAGAAAGGGTGCTCACAGCAGGCGCTATGGCAGGCGCAGCCCGTGCCGCACCTTGAGCCAGCGCCCCGGCACCCGCCATTAAAGGAAGTGACGCAGCAAGCTGCCCGCCGATCCGGCCAGCACTTCCCGCAAATCCACCATGCTTCTCCTCAAAGCGTTCGCTTTGGTCCGCCATGATTTGCTGTGGTGTCTGGCCAAGAATACGTTCTGTTGGGCTTTCGCCAAATACCTGCGTTGCCAAGTAGTCTCCGCTACGCGCCAATGTTCCAAGAACATCGCCAACCCCTTGAACGGCACCAACACCGAAATTCTCAAGAGAGCCGGGTTCTTCTTTTTGCGGGGCCGTTGTTGTCATCAGGCCCTGAACGGTTCGGTCGATAACGGCTGGGTCTGTCCCATCTGGGAACTCAAGGACGCGACCGTCAGACAATTCAGCCCTCATCATAGCCGGTTCCCCTGTGCATCATATCGCAGGACATTACTATTGGATGAATCATTAGTTTGGCTAATCGACTCCCCAAAAGCCCTCGGTCGAAGAGCTGCTGTGTCGCTAAAATATTGCTGAAGACGCTGAACCTTGATCCGTGCGCCCTCTTCAGTATCAAGAGGGGAGGGATAGAAGGCGTCCATGTAATTGTTCACCTCAGAGTCCGGGGCCGCAGCGCCAGTCCGAGACCGGAGCAACACCTCTACTGCCCGACGAAACGACTGTCTTGCCGTTCGCGCATCAGTCAGCGGCATGTTGCCTAGCGCTGATGAGCTGCGAGAGAACTCTCCTTCCAGTCCTTCTGGAAAAAGAATTTCTACACCCTTTGCAATATCCGTCTGCGCTTGGTTGATGTTTGCCGCGAATGTGGCGTCTGTTGTGGAGGACTGAACCTCTTTCAGGGCGAGATTATAGGCGTCTTCTTGAGCAGGCGTAATTTCCTGCCCTTGGCGGCGTTTTTCGTCCACATTCAATATGATATTTCGCGCGCCCGCACCGACCGACTTACCCGGAAACTGCGGAACGCCATCAGGTGTATCCAGACCACCATTGTTCACATTGACAGTCGTTCCAGGGTTCCGTTTCACAGTCTGCATGAAGTCCGCGAAACTTCCCTCATAGCCGTTCTGCTTGGCAAAATTAAACTCTTGAACAGCCGCTGGTGGAGCAGAAGGCGTGACCGGTCCTTGATACCCACCGATCTGCCCTGTCTGAGAATTGCGCTGACCAACTCCGCCTCGCCCATATGGGTTCTGCACCGTTTCAAATCGTGGCTGGTTGAGCTTGTTCAACAGATAGGCTTGTCCCTGCTGTGGAGACATAGTGGAGAGAAGTTGTTTTTCTTGTGGCGACAGGTTGTCAAGCAGAGGGTTACCACTCACCTGTGGTGCGGCTGGGGCACCCACCGGATCTTGTGGCGACTGTGGAGCGCCTAACAGGCCTTGTTCTGGGTTCTGTGGGACACCCGTGCCGCTCAATAATCCTTGCCACTGCGCCCTCTGTGCCTGCGCTTGTTCCTGCTGCTGCCTCTCCCAATCAAAACGCTGCTGCTCTCGCTCTTGCTGCTGGTTGAGGTGCTGGCTGCGCTGATTGTTCTGTATTGAGCTATTTGCTGCTCTCAAGCCTGCGCTGACATCCCCCCTATTGGAGAGAGTTTCTACCCCAAATTGCAAAAGCGGGTCACTCAGGAGTCCGCGTACATCAAAACCTTCACCGGCCCGACCTCCCGAGCTGGGCTGGCCGGTCCCAAAGAAATCCAATAGGCCGCGTGATTGCTGGCTCATGTTCGTTCCCTATCCAAACAGTCCAAGAAGGCCACCGGCACCGGCACCAACAGCCGTTCCCCAGGGGCCAAACATACTGCCGACTGATGCACCCGTAGCAGCACCGCCCAAAGCGCCACCCAGCTTACTGCCCCTTTTCTGCGACTGTGTGCCGGTGGTCGTACCGCCAATTCCCGCATAGCCGTTAATCACCGATGAATAGTCGTTCAGGGCTCTTTGATTTGCATCCCGCCCAAACTCAAAGCGGTTGATATTGTCCTGGAGATAGCGGCCAGAAAGGTCTTCATAAGCCCCTCCAACACTGCCAAGTTGCTGAGCGTCGATGTAATCCTGTTGCGCAAGTTGGGGAGCAAAAAACATACCTTGCATCTGTCTGTTGCGCTCTGGCTCATAAAGCCCAACCGCTGCGTCACCCAAACCCTTGGCAATTGCGCTTTGATGCGCCCCAGAGCCCGTTCGACCCGAAGCGCCAAATTGTCCGTTCACCTGATTGCGAATGTCATGAGAGACAGACCCCCAAACCGGGTTCGTTGTTGGGTCAAGGTAATCACCGCGCATCGTTGCTGTGAGCTGATCTTGGCTTGCACCAATTAAAGGCGAACCATTCATCGCCCTCTCTTGGGTCATATCCAACGCGCCCTGCGTTTGCTGCGAAAACGGCACAACCGTAGACCCAGGATAGTACCCCTGGTTCGGCGTATTCAGGTACTCAGCTTTGGCCTGATTTGCCACATCAAGAATGTGCGGCTGAATACCGGCCCAAGGAATTGTTGTTTGTGTGGTTGAGCCACCACCTCCGCCGCCGCTTGCACCCATTATTCAAGTCTCCGTTCAAGCATTACGTGTGTCATTTTGTGGTCCGAAAGCTCTTTCGCTTTTACGTAACCCTTGCGCGCCCACATCATCCCAAGCGAACATCCACGCGACACGCCCCAGGCGTAAATGTCGTCGATTAGGTGGAGCCATTTTTTGCGGTCTACGCCCGTCACGATGACAATGTTGCAAGCGAGCATTCCTGTAGGGAATTTTTCTATCGAGGTAACGGCAATTGCATACAACTGCTCGTTCTCGACACCCGCCCACAACTGCCACTCGCCTGCCGCAACCTTCCGCAAGGTACTTGGCACGTCGAAGCGCCCATTTGACCTCTCAGCAGCCCCCTCAAGTAAGGGCAAGATGTCGGGCCAATAGATTTCAATATTCTGTTCACGAATCTCAACAAGTTCCATCAGCTAACAACCAGGTATCGAAAGGTGCGATCGGTCTGAGCATTGTTGGCGTGGGTCAACGTGAAGCTCCCGTCTGAATATGCGCTGATATAGATCGTTCCATTTCCACGCTCTGCGGAGGCGTTGGCTGTCGTAGGCTCATAAACGATCACGCTATTTGCCCCCACCCGATCATCAGAGACAACTGTTGTCGCCATACTCTGAGTCAACGTAACCTCACCAACCCAATCAACACGCCCACTGAATATGTTTCGCAATGCGTCACCAATCGCCCGCGCTGTGGCCGTTCCATCAAACCGGGGCCGCGCCGCCGGACGGCGATCAAGGGCCATCAGATTTGACCCGCATCAACAAATTCAATTTCTACGCCGGATGCTTCCGACCAGTCAGCCCCAGCAGGTATAACCAGCCGCTCAGTGAGATAGCGTCCGGTCTTTGTCGAATTACAAGAACCACTTGCCCGCATGGAAGCTGCGGCCTTGAACGAAACTTGGTCGCTTAGTCTTTCTCTGCCACCGAGGGCCACCGTTGCGAGGTTGCTATCCGTCAAGGGGCGCGTCCCAATGATGCGAGCCCTCCGACCTGGAATAAGCTGCTTCTCGGGGGTGTCTAACGTGCCCTCCAGCGTGTCTCCCGTAAGGTACGCCAGTTTTGAGGCCGTCGAAAAAATGGACAGATACACCGTCCCGCCCGTCCAAATTCTGCTATCGAGCGAGAAGGGAAGCGCATCAATGCTGGTGTTGATATCGTCCAACCCCTCAAGGGTGAACCCAGGCTGGAGAGCGGACACCATTATTTGGTGCGAAAGACTTACCTTGCCCCACTCTTGCTTGACCCAATTATAGAGGATGATTGAGTCTGGTTGACCGTCCGCGCTTGATGTTGAGGGGTAAGACCAAAGAACCAGATTGTTCACCGGATCAATAGCACTCGAAATACGGTCTAGGTTACCCGTGTCTACATCAGCCCAAAATGTCCGGTTAACCTGCTCTGCCCCAATGGGAATAATCTGGTCACTGGTAATCTGATAAAAGCCGTCCTGATCGAGGAAGAAAATCTGATCCCCAATACGAGAGAGCGCCCCTGGGGTCACCAAGCCACGCCCGCTTGCGATCTCGTCAAACTGAAAGATTATTTGGCCACCAACATATGTCCCCCGGCGAATGCTGGTCTCCTGAAACACATACATGGTTTCGCCGCCAACGACCCCTTGCACCCAACCACCCTCTGGGAAGGACTGCACATCTGATTGGTCGGTTCCAATTGTCCAACCCTCAACATCGTTGAAAGCCGACCAGTGGATCGCACTGCGATCTGTCGAAAGGTTTCCTGCGACAACGAAATCTCGCACAACCGCCAAATGCGTTGCCGTAGGAGGCGAACCCCCTAGGGCCACAAAGTCAGACGCACTGGCCAGTGTGAACTTTTGGAGCGCGTCAACCCCGTTTGCCGCAACGATGTTCCCGCCGTACTGGACAAAGGACCAGCGCCCGGTTGCGTCGGTTGCATAAGCGCCCCCCGATGTGCGGCTTACATCCTCCCACGATGCGTCCACAAGCTTGTAAAGCTTGGTCTTATCTCCTGCAAAGTTGACAGAGTTGCCCGCATTGTCCTTGATCGCCAAGCCACCTTGGCAGCGCGCAGCTAAAGCGTCCGAATAATCTGACGGGCTACGGAATGGCTTGTACGCCCCCTGGACCGGGTAGACATTCAATATGTTTCCCGTCCCCTGACGGCTCAGGCTCATGATGTCGGGTTGCCACGATCCGAATGGTAGAGTCGCGCTCTGCATTAAAGGTTCACCGATCGAATTATGCCGGTTCCTGTCTGCCTTACGGTTTCGGACACAAGCTGGCTAAATGCCTGCCCTTCTGCCGCCGCAGTGACCGCAGCTGCTTGGGGGTCACCCAATCTATGAACTTGCAAATAGGCCTTGGCACGACACCGAATAAGCTCAAACGCTTCCGTCATCCAGGCGTTGTCTGCCTCAGCGTCTGTTGAGGGAGCAGCAAGGCTGATAACGCCCGTCACGCGGATTTCGTAGGCAGACCCAGCAACAGGATAGAGCCCAAGCTGTTGATTGTAATATGTGTAGCTGTAGGGGTCTCCGTTTGCGCCGCTATCATCTGAAATCAATTCAAATGTTTCAGGATCAACCCTCTCAAGCAGCCGCCTTTGGCCTGAAACGGTAATGTAAACCCCATCAATCTTCTTGATGAGCGGGATAAACGCGGCATCACTTACGCCATACCAAATTTGACCGGCTATGGTGTTGAACGTCTGCGAGCGGGTTTCATTGAAATAGAACCGCTTGGCCCGGTAGTAGCGAATTGCATCTGTGATAGCCTCACCGATTTCCGTTGTTAGGTCATCGCGGTCCAGATCCGTGGCAATTCGAGTTTTCAGAAGGGCTAGTGTCGTCATCCCTTACACGCCCTTTCATGGAAAAAAATGCCCTTACCAATGCGCTTTCGGCACACCTTGCAAAAGCCTTTTGGTAAAGTGTTGTTTGTGGGTTCTGGCTTGGCGGTGCGAAGGCGCACCTCATCAAGCCAGTGGAAAAATGTCAGGTTCATAAAAAGGAAATGGGGGCCGAAGCCCCCACCCCATGTTTAACCGTCATTGTCGGGGATGTAAGCGATAACAACTTCGCCCGCCCCGGTTGTCGCGGCGGTGCCGGTCAGCACAACTGTCGCCGTCATTGTCGTATCAGACGCAACCAGATACGTTCCCACCGCCTCGTCACAAGGCACGAAAGTTGTCGTGCCAAGCGCCAGGAGTGTACCATAGAGGTTGTCATCTGCGCTCGTTCCCACGTTCAATGTGTTCGTGGTTCCAGCATTAAACGCTGTTGTCACATGAACGCCCGACAATGGCTTCAGAATAAGCGAACCAGCGGGAATTTTCCCCACCGTCAACTCAGTGCCATCATCGCCGAACACGATAGACTTGCGCAGGTAGTGAACCTGCTGCGTGTAAAACTGGCGAGCGTCTGTGCCTGCTGTATTGGTAGCCATCAGTTCACCCCCTAGCTCGTATGCGCATTGGCGTAAGACGAAACAACAATCGTGCCAAAGTCTTGGCTATCGAATTGACATTTGGTCATGCCGTAGATGCAGAACGCCGACACTTCCATGCGGCGCTTATGGTCGAACAATTCCTCGTTCCAGTTGTAGGTAGTACCTGAGGACCCCTTGCCATAAGCAAGAGCAACAGACTGTGCCCCCAACAACACCGCCCGACGAACTGTCGAAATGGCTGCACCAGTGGACGAGTTAACGCCCGTGGTGACGTGGTTGGAGACCTTCAGAATGACGTTGTTGTACTCGCCGAGCGCGTCTGAATAGATTGCGTTCTTTGAGATCTCTCCACCCTGGAGAGCCGCCTTCTGAATATCCAGCCACTGGCCTGTTCCAGTGTTAGTCCGAAGATCTGTCACTTGGTATGGATGAAGATACATCACGAACTTAGCGCCAGAAATATCCTGACCGCCGCGCGCAATGTCGCCCTTGACGTTGATAGGCCGGAGCGGGGAATCCCCCGAAATAGCCTTCTCGCGGGCGTAGTCCACATAGTTCAGGTCAAACGTGTCAGCCGCTGCGATACTTTCATCGGCGGAGTTTACGGTTGGCCCCGTGGTGTCAACAAAAATATGACGTGTTGGCGTCAAGATCGCATTGTTTGCGGTGTACTTTGAATCAGTCACAACCGTGTTGCCACAGACATGATTGAAGAACACCGTGGACATACGCTCTTTCTTCCAGGTCGAAAGACCGGCTTTTGCCGCCGTCCGAAGTGGAATAGCCACACGCTGGCTATCAATAGAGCGCCCCGAATTAGGGATGTTGACCACGTGCCCCAACTCATTGATGACAACACTGTCGCTGTAAAGGGACAGGTTTTCACCATTACCTTCTGCAACTTCGTTCTCGGTAAAGCCGTCACCAGTCAGCTTCTTCATCAGAGGGAACGTGATGCTGTCACCAGCTTCCTTTGATGTCTGTGTCTTGAGGTGAATAATGCTGTTGCCGTCCGTCCCGATCATGGGAGACAACTCGGTGCGATAGACCACATCGTACCCGAGTGTAGACGCCCACTTCTTCTGCGTGAGAGCGTCATTAACGGCAAAGGATGTTTGGGTCATAAGACCGTCCTTTGTCTATTTTTCGGATTGGGTTCGATTGCTCACGTGACGCCGTGGGCGGGGCGGTCTTGCGTCCTGGTAACGCCGGGACGAGCAGCGAGTTGGCCTAATGACGGATAGGCGACCGAGGCACGTTTAGAGGCTGCGCAGCCTTAGCCGAATTGAGCCATTACCCTGTCGGCTTCTTCCGGACCAAGTTTGCTAATCATGGCAAAGATCTCAGCCTCAGACATTTTTGCAAATGCCTCAGCATCAAGGGTGTCTTTGACGCCCCCGGTGCCCGTAACCTGCGAAAGAGATACGTTTGCGTCTTGCGCCTTGGCGCGCTCGTTAGTCACAGTTTTTGGATCCGGTGCCTGTTCTGGCGGTGTCCAGCCAAGTGTCTTAGACGCCTCAAAGATACGAGCAGCCGGGTTGATGCCCTTCTGAAAACTATCCATTACCAGCGCCCGCTCATCGTTCTGCAATTGCTGGATCGCGGTTTGCTGGTCCATGCCCAACGCTGTGTAATATCGCTGCCGATCCTGCACAAAGAATTTGTAAGCGTCGTTGAACTCTGGCTTTTCCGAAGCGAAGGCGCGCGCAGTGGTATTGTATTGATCTCGAAACTGCTGCTCTTGAATCTGGGCCTGGGTGAACTGGGCTTGCTGAGCCGCCGTTTGTTCCATCTGCCCAATACGCTGATCAAAGTGACCAAGCGGATCTTGGTCAAGGCTCGGTATCTGTGGCGCTTCTGGTTCCTGAGGCTTTCTCTGTGCGATAGCCTCCATGATGCCCTCAAAGCGGCCCTTTAATTCCTTCAACTCTTCTCGGGTCTGTTTCGCTTCCGACCGAGCTTCCGAGAGCGCCTGCTTGGGCACAAAACCATCGGGGCGGTCTTCTGAACTGGCCGGGTTGTCCTTTGTTGGCTCGTCAGTTGCAGCAGCCTCGGCTGGGGCGGGTTCCGGTTCGGGGTCCGTGACCTCAACCGTTTCGATAGGGGCGTCTGTCGCCTCCATCTCATCAATCTTGGCCAGCTCCTCCGGCGTTAGTTCATCAAGCATTTCGTTTGGCATTCAGCCCTCTTACGGTTGGGGTCCGGCCCCATAACGGCGGGGTTCCGAGTTGCCGCCATAACGCTGGCGACGTGCGTTAACCGGCGTGTGCCGGGAAACTTAAAGGCATCATGAGTTGCTGGGCAGTAAGAGCGGTATCAACACCGTCCTTCTTTGCTCGCGCCACATCCCATTCAGCTTCTGCCACGTTCTCAACAGCCTCCGACTCCTTCTTGGAGATGTCAGCCTCAACGGAGCGCTTCTGTAGCTCCATCATTTCCTGTTGCTGTTGCTGTCCACCTTCTTCCGCATTTTTGGCAAGGGCGCGCAGTTTCTGCACAACAGTGCTTGGCAGTGGGGAGTATTCCAGTAGCTCAAGCATGACATCCGGCGTTACCATGTCGCGAACCGTTGGCAACAAGGACTGAAGCAAGCCCCAAACCTGTTCCTTCTGGTTTGGCGATGACGGCGCGTCATCTATAATCACATCATATTCAGATGTCGCCTGACGAACGAGCGGCACATACTGCTCACCCTCATCACCGGCAATCCTGATAAGTCGTTCATCTGATAGATAGGTCTGGATATAATCCAAAATCAACGCGCCCTTGTCTTTTCTAAATCGGCGCAGGCTGTCCATTAAAGGCTGCAAGGCAATCATCCCCGATTGCTTGCGCGTGTGCTCCAGAATACCCGGCTGATTGTTCTCAGACATGCCAAGCAGCTCCAGGCTGATGTTCGACACGCCCCGGATAGCGTCTTGCGCGGACTCTGTTAGGTACTGGTGACCCGCAGGGAAAGGCGTTTGTGGCTTATCCCTGATCTTGGGGCTTGATCCAGATAGTGCCCCGTTTTGAACCCATGTAATCGCGTCTGGTCTTGCCCACGTATCTTCTGCGTCCCGTTGATCTTCAAACGCATCAGTTTCAGCAAGAACGCCACCCTTGGCATTCGAATTGATGATATGCAGAAGCTGCGAGCGCCACTTATTAGACCAGCGTTGCGGATCTTTCATGGCGCGAACCAGCCCGTACCAAGTGCCCTTGACGTTGTCTCGTTTGCCCGTCACGCAGTTAAAGGAAAAGTTCTTTTTCGAGGGAGCGTCACCAGTCTTCAGCACAACGCCACCAAGGAAAGCTTGCCGCACAACCTTTCTGCTGTACTTGTTGCCGTAGACCTCAACACCCATCTTCTTACCCAACTTCCATTGGGCCTCTGTCCATTCTTCCTCTTGGCCCGTCATTGGGTTAATGACACGCCAATAGGGCTCGCGTGATTTGTACTGGCACTGAACGATTGTAACCGTGTCTTTCTCGGTTTCCTCTTGCCCCTGCCCAAGATGATGAAACCCATCATTCTCATGAGGGCTCGTTACTTCAGCACTAAACGACGCCCAACTTGCATCAAGCTGCGACACATCATTGTTAGGGAACATTTCTTTTGCTTCATCGGTCGGCACTTCCCGCACCCACCAAACGCGCTTGGCATCAGCAAGGTTGCGCTTGCGGCTCTGACAATCCCAGACCATTTCCAGCCCGTCACGACGCTCGCAGAACGGTGCGCCCTGTGGGTTATCTTCATAGTCAATGCGATCCTCAGTCCACCCCATGCCACAAACAGACACATCCAAAAAGGCTTCGCTTTCTTCCTCTTCGGCACCAGACTGATCGCGGAACCAGTCGCCCGCCCCCGTTAAAAGCTCATTGGCCTTTACGTCGCCCATCTCACGGGGCAGATACCGGATCTCTTGTCGATTGCCGATCTCAAGCCCATGTATCGCGTCCATATACGCGCCGGTATAATTGAACGTGATAACGGGTCGTATCTGATCCTCTAGGCGGGCCTGGTCTTCAACGCTCCACTGCCTGCCAGCAACAAAGTCGTAGTCCTCCCGCGCATCCCTGCGCCATTTGGCGCTATGGGACCGGTCCTTGCGAAACCAGTCCTGCAATTGCTTGGGGACAACATCGCCCGCCTTGAACTCATCCATCAGGCTGACCACGCACTGGTGGAACCAGCCCTCCGCGCACGGCGATGCCTATCAACCCGCTTTACCGCTTTAGGCCAGATCAGTTCCATATCAGGGTCCTCAATACGTGAAAGCGCATCCAGCATGTCGTCATGCAACGGCACAGGGAACGCTTTGTATTCCTCTTCAGTGAAGGCGTGGACCAAATCAATCACCTTGCCCTCATATGACGTTTTGTTGCAGGTGGGCGGCAGGTAAACGCGATGCTGTTCAAACACCGGCACCAGACGCTTAATCCGGTCATTCTTTTTCATCTGGCCCCCCAACGGGGTGATCTCGAACCTGTAATTGTCTTCAGCTTGGCGGTATTTGATGTGCTCAATGTCGGCCTGCATTCCGTACTTTTCGTACCCAACCTTTTTGGGTTGATAGTTGCGGTGCAACTCGAACACTGCGTCAGCGCGCTCTGCTAAATTCAAACGGTCCCTGACCATATCAAGCACGTAATAATTCTTATCGCTGCCCAGTCCGACCACAAAAATGGACGTGTAATCACTCGTCTTCTTCTTCTCTGACGCAGGATCCACCAGAATGTACTTGTTCATGGCGGCATGGCTTATCCCACCCTCATGATACTCAAGCCACTCCTTACGGAAGCCTTGGGCTTCATCGGCGACAGGGTTTTGCAACATCTGGCATGAGAAAATGTAAGGCCCCATATCACGGCGTTTCTGCGCCAACTCTTCCGCGCCCAACAAAACCGGCTCTCCATCGACAGAGCCGTCTACTGTCGCCGGGTAAACGCGCTGCTTGGCAGTCTTGCGCTGCAATACGCTCTTGTAGGTATCGTTCCCGTGGTATCTGGTGCCGATGAATCGCCTAGACCCACCCCGCGCCCCGAGATTGTAACTAAGCGCCAGCGCGTCCGTTGTCTTGGCTATCATTTCAGGTGTCGTTACCGACTTGTCAGTCACAACATCATCATAAACCAGCTTGTCAAAGTGCTTAGATGTAGGCTGGCCATCGACAAGACCGTGTGCCTCTATTGTCGCCTCTTTCGGGTTGCTATTGCGCTTGACAATCAACCCATCATCTTCTGACCACTTAGGGGCCTGTGCTTTCGGGTTGTCCCATAGTATATCTGGGAACCACGCCTTAAGCTGCTCATTCCCGGCCAACTCCCGCTGGATCTGCCTGAGAAAACCTTTCGCTATCGGTCTCGTGTGACTAAATATCCCTATCGTCACACTTGGATTATTCAAGATGTCCTGAATTGTCAGACCAAACGTAATGATCGTGCTCTTGTAGTGCTCCCGCGACCACAGATCCAAATACCCATCTGGGTCAGCCTGTACCTCCCGGCACCTCTCAAAGAGCCAAGGATGATCCATATCCGCCCGGCCCATCGCATACCGAAGCAGGAAATAAAGATCAGTTTGGCAAAGGCTTCTTAGGTAGCTGATCTTCTGTTGATCCGAGCAAGCCGCTAAGCCATTCAGTAGTTTGGGATACGCTTGCCGTGTCGTGAGTAACCGTGTGATTTCCTGTGACATTCACTTCCGCTGTCGCTTTTCCATCAACCCGATCAATCAATTCCTTGATAGCCTGCATGTCACCGTCCTCAGCTTTGCTGATCAGCGCACTTGCAATTCGACGAAGCCTTTTGTGATCATCGCCAGCGTCCTTCAACTCCATCCGAAGCGCGTCTTTGAAGGGTTTTTCCGCCTTGCGGCCACTGTTTGCGTTGCCTGCCATTCTAAAAAACCTAAGTCGTTACGGGCCCAACCAAAACTCGCTACGACGCACCATCATAGAAAGCCACTTTGTGGCCGGGTGTGATCTCGATTTGGAGCCGACTGCCCGCTGGGATATACGCGCTGTTTGCTGTCGCTGATGGGTTGGTCCCCACCTCAATATGGCAGGCGGCGTTGGCTACAATGTCTACAAACCTGGTTGTTGCCACCGTTGCTGCTGATTGGGCTGTCGTCGTAAACGTTACCGGTGCTTGAACTACACAGTGATCCAGGTTCGGAAGCACTGGCACCACCTGCCCCTTCTCGTCATCTGGGAGGTTGGTCATTTCAATAATGTATCCCTTGGCCATTGCCGGCCTCCTTTAGTGTTCATATGTCGTTTGTGCAGTGGCAAACTTAAACCATTCGGCCATCAGGAAGATCAGCTGCCGGTCCTGCTCAGGCAGTCCTTTGGGCGCAATCGGGCCATACTTCATGCGTTACAGCCCCGCCCATGCGTTGAAGTTATCACCGCTTGACAGCGCCAGCGTGGTAATCGAGCCAGAGAGCTTGGCTGTAGGGGCCCCATTGTTGTAGTGCCCTAGGGTGACTATTCCGAAGACTGTCGGAAAGGACGGCTCTACCGACGTGATCGCAGCCCCTCCATCCACGCTGATCTTAAGTTCTTTTCCGGCAAGGTCGATCAGACCGACAACTGTGTGTGGCAGACCATCGTTGAACGAACCACCAGCGCCAGGACCTCCTTGCCAAGCACCAGCGGCATCAGCAACCCCAAGGTTCAAAAATGACGCAGTGTTCTCAAAATACAGCAGAGCACGGTTATCACCATCGACCCCATACGCCGCTGCATCGTGGAACTGGAGTAGCGTCTTATTGGCACCGACCGAAGTTGAGACACCATCAATGCCAATCGCGAAAGTGTAAGCTGTGGCGCTCGCTGCTGCGCCTGGGAAGGGAAGAATTTGTTTAACGGAAACGTTATCAATCGAACCGACAAAGTCGGCATTGCCTTGAATGTACATCGTCGTATTGCCAACAACCGGAATGGTTTGTGAATATGTTCCATTGGCAAATACAGCCGAACCGCCCGAACCTGAAATTCCCGCGTATGGTCTGACTGTGCCAGCCGCATAATCGGATACTGTGAAATCTACGAGGACCACAGAACCAACCGGTGATAGGACGCTCCCTTGAAAGAAGTTCGTGGGGCCAGCCTGTGAACCATCACAAGAGGCCTTACCCGCCGCTATAGACCAGCCGTCTCCTTTGGACCAATCCGTGTCAGCATCCATTCCGCCATTGGCGACAAGTTCCGCCCCAAAGCCCTGAACCACAGTTGGCGCGTCGGCGCCATCGACCAGCATACCCGCGCTTGTGGGCTCGCCGGCAGGCAGCGCATCGACGACACCTGATGCGGACGCATAGGTGGTAGGCGAGACGTAATACAGGTTTGACCTAAAGCTCGCATAGAGCTGCGCACCAGGCGTCTTGGCCAACGCGAGCTGGAGCGGCGTTACGCCACCGCCGTATCCCATGCCTAAACCAAGTCGCATTCAAAGTCCTTTCAGGTTGCCCCGCTCACCGGAATCCCCCCAGGAAAACCGGGAGCGTTGGGCTGTGCAGTGGTAGTGAGGGCCACTACACTCATCAAGGCCGGGGAGAGGACCGGGCCGTGATTTCAAATATTCAAAGAAAAACCCGCCCAAGCCTTAGCTCAAGCGGGTGGAATAACTCAGCCGGAGATCAACCCGGCTCGCCCTTGGTAGGGTCTTAGATCGGGACTTAGATAGGGGCCCGTCCCTATGAGTATCTGGCTTGGCGCACGCCCCGCATTTAACCGACCTGCCTTCTGTCTTCAGGTGACAAACGGTCAGCACCAGAATCCAAAACGCCCGCCCCTCTCGGGTACAGGCGCAAATCAGTTCAATGCCTGAATCTTAGGGGTTTCATGGCCCGTGTCAACTGGGGTAATCTGTCTACTGATCCATTTGGATAAAAGAGCATACGCCACCAATCCCTTTTGAATCTCAAGCTTTGCGGTTCCATCCCTGCGGCGAAGCCTGCGGTCACATTGAACCAACGTCCAGCCGTCCATAAAAACATCCAAAATCAGGCGATGAACATTTATTCCCGTCACCGCTTTACGCTCTTGTGCCCAAGTCGCCCAGCGATCATATCTTTGAGACGCCGCAAGCAGCCATTCCGCCTCTAGCTCGTTTATTGATTGGTCTACTCGTTCAAACTGCTGGCTTTTCACCAAGAGGCCACTCACTCGTGCCTTGAACACCTCCAATATTTCATTGGAAGCCCTTTCAAGTTCGGGGGGGAGTTTGCCCGTGGCCTTAAGACGTGAGATAGCATCATAGCAAGGCACCCTCTTACGGCCATCTGGCATAGGGTCAGCGGGGCCAAACTCACCCTTTGCAGTCCTAGCCTCGTCGGCCTCCGCCCGCACTTCATCCTGCTTCCGCCTGCGCTGTGCGCTTCTGTCTTTACGTGATTTCATTCAATTGGCCTCAGTTAACGGGGGTTAACAGGTTGCGGGCTCACATACCGCTTGTTCGATAATCTCTTTGACCCGCGGGTTTTGGGCGTGTGGGTGACACTTGGTCTCAGACAGCCAGCGGCACACTTGGTTCTCACAACCCGGCACCACACAGTCTTTCCACCAGAACAATTCACCTGTCTCATCTCGAAATAAGGTGTGTCCCTCCATCACTCTTGCTCCTCTGGTGGGCGGTTGAGGCAGATCATTGTGCTTTCCCGCCCGTCTTCCCTCTGGCGAACAAACCCGCCTTGGCAGGCGTAAAAGCTGCCTCTCCGAATGTTCGTCTGAATGTCCGATGAGTGTAGTTTCTCAAGCAGTCCCTTTTCCGTGTCGGTCTGTGGGGTCAAAACGATCTGCTCAAAGCCGTCTTCGATATACAAAGCGATCTTCATGCTTTCTCTCCCTCGTATAGAGACCAGTCGGTGGCGAGAAGGTCTGAGGCGTGAAATCTTCCACCGTGCGGCTCGCTTTCGCCGGTATCCCACCCTTGCCAAAAATTTTCACCGTCAAGCCAGATGTACCAGCCGTCGCAGTCTTCCAGCATCTCTGGCCGGGTCACCTTCTTACCGGCCTTCATATGGAGGAGAGCCCACTCGAAGGTGCCTTGGGGGGCGATATCAACCGAAGCCAAAACACGCATGTCGTGTGCGCGGACTTCCTCGTCAGTCCACAAGCAAACCGACCCCTCGCCAACAGGCTGCATAACGCGGGCCCAGATCTCACCATCAATTTGCTTAAGTTCAGCTATTATCGGCATCAGTTCTCTCCTCGACAGACAGGCCAAGGGCGGCAAACACAACGTCAACCTGCTGGTAGGACCATGTCTTCTGTGGCTCTGGCGCGTCTTCCCATTCGTATTCATCATTGCCACCGTTTTCGTCGTAAGACGCCTTGGCGGCCTTGTCTCTTAGCTCCCGGCTTACCTGTCCTGCATGGGGAGAGCCTCTAACGAAAGCTTCATATGGCCATATCATCTGATCAAAATCTGCAGGATGCATGTTTAGCGAGCGGGCTGCGGCGCCCATCATCTCTTCTGTAGGCTCAGCAGGTACTAGCCGTGTGGGTTGGGTCATGGGGTGGTCTCCGAAACCTTCTCGGCAAGCCGGTCAATCCTCTCAATCTCTGCAAGAATAAGAGCGCCCGCTTTCACCAGCAGGTCACGGCGCTCCTCGTAATTGTACGTCCTTGGGTCAGGGGCCGCGTTGGAACCGTAATTACGTCCAGTTGGGCGGTTTTCACCATACAAAAAGTGCTTCCCGTGCTCCCAAGGAAACGCCTGAGTGAAGACCACGGTATCCACACCCATTTTCTTCCTATACAGCTTGGCGGGTGAAGCATAAACCGCCGCTGCCAACGCTAGTTCTCCAGCGTCGTGATAGTCGTCGTGCTCAAGCGTCCAGCCTTCAGCCTCAATTTGCCGCTTCCGTTCGCTCAAAACATCCAATGACGCTTTCGTCTGGTTATCCATCTATCCGTTCTCCTGTGTGGGGGTGGAGGCGAGACATTCGGCCACAATGTCCTTTGCTTCCGGGTTGTTGCCGTAATCCATATCGCCGCACTTGCTGCACTTGTGGACCGGCACAGAACAGGCGCAAAACGAACCACAGCCAGCATTGCAGCCGCCTACGTCCGTCCAGGTGTGACCGTATTGGGCGCAATCACCATCTCTGATCTGCCTACGAATATGCGCGGCCTTCGCCTCTGTTTGCTCAAGCTCTTTGACAAGATCAGGCACCGGCTTGATCCTCTTTGGAGGTGGTGGGGGCTGGCTCAATCGCATTGCGCTCTGTCCAGAAGTTATCGACGGCTCGCTGAACAACCGGCGATACCTCTTCTGTGGTCCCGATGTCGGGCTCGCGGGCGAGCGCTGCGGTTTTGTCCAACAGGTCAAGGGCGCCCTCTTCTAGTGAATGAAGGTCTTTCCAAAGCTGTCTCTTGACGTTTTCGTCACCGTCTGCCCAGCGTGCCAACATTTTCGACTGAGCAACGCGGTACTTGTGCAACGCATCCCGCAGACTGGCGATGGTGGCGGTGTCATATTCAGAGAACTCGCGGTTCTGTTGCATGATCTGCTCAACATCTTTAACTCCAAGCGATGCCGCAAAACCGGGCGCGTCTTCGCCACCGCACACCAGCAGCATTATCTGGTAGTGTTGGTCCTTCAACTCCCTCACCTGCCCCTGTAGGGCTGAAAGGGAGTCCGCGGCTTCACCACTAACGGTTCTAGATCCAAACCCCACCAGCTTCAGCAAGTCCTTATGATCTTTGCGCAACCGCTCTATCAGCTCCCCTATGGGGTCTGGGGTGTCAGTCATTGGGACATCTCTTCCAAAAAATGCAGAACCGCAACACTGACCACACCGAACACAATAGCGGCTCGCGCCCACAACCATCCGGGCTCAGGAAGCCAAAGCTCCCACCAAATGAACGAAGTCCCGCCCCATACAGCCGCGCCGCCGACGATAGCAAAAACAACCATTTGTAAGATCGTGTCTCTCCAATCCATAATCTCAGTCCTTCCTTGTGTCTCGGGTGTTCCAAGCGGTGACGGCTTCTTCGAAAGAGGGCGCATCTGGCCCTTCTTCACCACAAGGACTGGGACAAATCACCAAGCAATCACCGTTACTTCTCCGGTGCCACGTGTCATTTTTTCCATCCATCTCACGGCCACATATTTTACAGGGGAGCGGCTTTAGCTCAGTCATTGGGGGTGTCCTTTGGGTTACCCGCTGCCATGATGGCGCGGCCAATCATCTCAGGGATTTGCGGTATCACTGCGTTTCCTAATCCTCTAAGTCTGTGTGACCTATTGGGTATCCCATCAGAAACTCGAATTGCTCTGGCGTAATTTGTTGCCCCCCAAAGGCCGCTGCATACCTCCGGCAAGAGGGCCATTTCTGCATCGAGGGCGCGAGAAAATTCGCCTTCGTTGTCGGGGTATGCAAACACCCACCAACGATCTCGCGTATGGTCTGCCCCAGCCGCAGCCGCTGAAATACAACGAAGATCGGCTCGGTATCCCAAGGACTCAAGATTCCGCATGGCTTGTTCTTGCGGCTTTCGTGCGACGTTTTCGGCAATGACATATTTTGGTTTTATCCTTTGAATGATGCGATACATCTCTGGCCACAAGTCAACAGCCACACGCCTACCTCTGCTTGCAGTGGAGAAGGGCTGGCAGGGGTACCCTCCGCAAATAACGTCAACTGGTCCGACATCTTCGCCCTTCAATTCTCTAACGTCTCTGTGGATGGGAATATGCGGCCAATGCTTCGTGAGCACCTTGCGCGGAAAATCTTCAATCTCACAAAAGGCAACCGTTTCAAACCCACCAGCACGATCCAGACCGAGCGCAAACCCGCCTATGCCGGAAAAGAGATCAAGGACTTTCAGCTTCTGCTTACTCACCTCACCCATCTGTCTTCCCCTCCTGGGCGCGGCGGGCTTCATCAAGATCAATCCAGTGTTTTTCACTGGCAAACCAAGTGCCGGGCTTGGTCAAAACAAACGGCACATCACGCTTCCAATGCCCGTATGAGGTCAGCCATCCGCTATTGTCTGTATCTTCAAACCGCCGCATGTGCTTGCGCTTGTAGGCGTGACATGTCGGGCAACGCTCAGGCAGAAAGAACGGATCTAGGAAGGTTTCGCTCTCGCGCTCCTTCACGGTGTGGCCGCATTCGTTGCAGTAAGCTCGAAAAAATGCCATCCTCTACGCTCCCTGCCTAGGGGCTTCGGGGTAGCGGTAGAACGCATACCCTGTCTCAATAGGTTGACCGTCGCTTACCAAACGGGGATACGGCCAATCCGCGCACCATCCAGCCTCACTTGTGCGCTCTCGCCCCTGCTCATCGACATAAGCCAGCAGAAACACATGGTCGCGGGTGATTGCATCCTGCTTGTGGAATGTTGGCGCGTTCTCAATATCGAAGCGCCAGGGGGATGCAGGCTCAGCAGCTTCTAGGTAGGCGGTGATGGCTGTATCAAGAATTTCGGCAACGAGATCGCAGTCCAGTTTGCGGTCGTGCTTCCCATCAATCGAAGGCCAGCGCAGCTTTAACAATGCGTCTGTTGCCGCCTCTAGTCTCTTTGGGTCTAGGTGGGTCATATCTGCACCCCATATATGCGCTCAATCTCAAACGCCGCTTCGCTATAGTCTGGCTCACCGCCCCTCCTACAAGACGTGGGGTGGTGCACAATGGGGTCTTTTGCGAAGTCCCGTGGGATCGGCTCGCCGCCTTTACCGCTTCGCGCGTGTACTTCCAAGATGTGGTTTGCGCATGCCAGCTGCGACGGAAACGTCTTTTTGCAAGTTGAACATCGAGACTTCCAGGCCATCTACTTCCCCTCTGTGTCTGAGGTACAGGCGGCATAGCACTCTTCACAAAACGGCCCATCATCATCCACCCATAGATCATCCTCCTCACAACGTCCCGTAGGTTCGTCACAAGCATCGCAAAGCTGTCTCGTGCCTGGATAATGATCAGCGTTGATGTGCTTGTGAGTGATCTGATCGTGTGCTTTTCCTTCCCACCAATGTCCCATCTATCCCTCCTTAGCCGCTGTAAGGGCGGCGGTGAGTGCGGTTTTGATGCAGCCGTGAAAATCGCCGTGATCCACTCCGTGCAAAACGTCAGTGAACGTGTTGTTCACGGCCTCCACCATCTTTGGTGTGATGTTCTTGGGGTCGGCTAGGAAGGCAAACGCCGCCTGAGCGTCCAACACAAAATCCTGCCAATCCCCCCGCTTAGCTGGGGTGCTGTTTACCGCTGCTATCGCTCTCGCCATTCCTTCAATCAGGTCACTCATGGTGTTTTCTCCATTGGGGGTGTGTAGTCAGGGTGGATGGGCATCGTTTCGAAAATCTTGTGCCCGCGCGCTTGCTTCCATCTCACGAAATTATCGTAGCCATCATCACCACGCGAAATCGTTGGAATGGTCACAAGCGCAGCAGCTTCAAAACCTTCAAACGCCCGATCCCGCAGATATCGAACCGCGTGTTTTGGGTCGTGGTCCGCCTTCTTGCAGGCGTCCTGGTATGGCTTGATTGACGCCACCGCCATTTCCTGATCCTCAGAAGAAAGGGCTTTCCAATGGGAATACGCTTCGCCTTTGACGTGTGTTGGCCACTTCGCTGGCGACCCCTGCCAAGCCCTCCAAAACAGATCATAATCTTCGGTGTAAGTCGGCTTAGACTTACGAAGAACTTTCTTATCTATCTGGCTTCTGGTATCTGGCTTCTGGTTAGCATTGCGTTCGCATTGCGTTTTCTCTGCGTTTGCATTTTCGGGCTGTTGTTTTTGTTGGTCTTTCTCGTCTGAGGTGCTCCATCTGCGTTTTGCACTTTGGCTCGCTACCTCTGACTTTTCTGAACGCTTTTCGCACTCTCTACCCACTCGATTATTCCATAGTAGGCCGTCAGTACGTTCGATCTTTCCGTCTTCAACAAGAACATCGAGCGCCTTTTTGAATGCCGAATTGGAGGAACCACAAGCTCGCGCAAGGCGTCCCACATCCTCTTTAATGGGCTCTTGTCGCTCGTACATTGTTGCTATCAAGGTGATATAAATGCCCGTCTCAGCAGCACTCATGCCGCGCGTGCCAGCGAGCCAGTCCGAAGGATAGAATTTCACCCACGGGAAACCGCTCATTGCACACCAACCTTGTGATAAGTGTGGGCCGTGGCACCCGCCGCTAGTTCCTTGGAACGCATCGCCTCATGAGAGGCACAAAGCTCAGACAGCCGAGAGCGAACGGAGTTGCGGAAGGTGGCAAACGCCATTGAATTGACATCACCCTCAAACAGATCAATTGCGATTGACTCCGCTGTGCCCCCTGAGGGGTGCGTAGAGAGCCATTCAAGAACCTTGACCCGAATTGCTTTGGCACTGGATGTGACTCTCCTAGCGGCTTGTCTGGACGCCTGAGAGCGTTTTGATCCAGGCTTGTGGGGATAGTGATCGAAGATGTTGAGTTGGGTCATGCTGCCAACCTCAACTCACGTTTGACCGCACGGAGATCAACCTTCAGATGCTCACGGCTTTCCACAAGGTTGACGTGATAAAGGACCGTTGTGTGATCGCGGCCCACAAAAGCGCCAATGCTTTCATAGGTTAGACCTGTCAGCTTGCGGCACAGATACGAAACCAGAGCGCGGGCTTCCGTCAAAGCACCCTTTCTGCCTGGACCGCGTATTTCTGATTCTGAGAAGCCAGTTACCCGACACACCGCCTCGATGATCTTCTCGAATGTCACCTGCGCAACAGTTGCTTTCGGCGTTAGCTCTCGCTCCATAGACCGGCGCATTAGGTTGGAAATAATCTCTGACTGTCTGGCCTCAGGTGTCATTCAAACTCTCCACTGTGCAGTGAACCATTCCGGGCTGGGCAAGTTTGTTCTCTCTGTCCCAATACACACGCCCGTCTTCGATCTCGCAGTCATTGGTAAACACGCCCTGGCTCTCCAAGAGATCGGAAAGTGCCTTCTCCAAATTGAAGACATCCCGCTTGCGTTTGTCAGGACGGCCAAAGGCATATTCAACCCGATAAGGTGGCGCCATCTCTGGAACGTGTTGGCTGTTAAGAATAAGGCCCGCCTCCAACCTCCAGGTTTTGTATTCTGGAGAGAGATAAACGCCTTTGTTTTTGCCGCGCCAAATAGCATTCACGCTTGGCGGCATAGGGAGGGAGAAGGTGACAGGGTTACCCATCACACGGCCCTCCAAAATACTTATCATAGGCCCTGTCAAACTTCAGACGCTCGGCAAGCAAAAGCTCGCGCGTCCTTTGATTGTACGTGATGTCTGAAAGGGTTTTCTCGCTACGGGCGCCGGACACATATTCATGCAAACGATAGTTGTCTCTTATATGCCTCTCCCAAAGGAGACCCCTACCGGCATCGCTTGCCAAAAACTGTTTTTTGAACTTGGCGTGTTCATTTGAGTACCGGATCGTTTCCTCTGTTGACCATGTCGCGCAAGGAAATTTTAGCGCTTTTCCGAAAAATGGATCTTTTGCCGCGTGTTCACACCAAAGTTTGTGGAAACGACTGGAAAAATAACCTTCGCCGCTATCAGCGTCCGAGTGCATACCCATCACACCACCCCCTCTGGCTGGCGGGTGGAAGCAGGTGCCTTGTTGCCCTCTACGATCTTCTTGAGAAGTTCAACACCGGCGGCAGTGCCCTTCTCTACAACAGGACGGAAGTGAACCGACCAATAGACTGCCTCTGTTCTTAGGGGCAACGAGGGGTTTCGGATTTCCTTAAACCGAAAAAACGCACCTCCCTCTGTTGGCAGGTCAACCACTTCCCGTATAGTCAGGACATCACCACGTGCAGGATCTGTTTCTCCTGGATAACGGTTTGACCACTCCCCCTCTTTGATACAAACCACCTTCTGTCCTACATAGAAAGCCATTGGATCACTCCTTCGCGCTGATATGCCCGGAGCAAACAATCCCCTCATGAGGGATGTTCACCTGCTCGCCAAAGTCAGCCTCACGAAGCTCAAGCTCCGCAGGCGGATCAATCTTTTCACCAAGCCAGTACAGGCAAAAGCGCGCACCACGAAAAGGAAGCGTTACGAACCAACTCACAGCACGGGCGGTATAAGTCCCACCATCACTTGTGTAGCCCGCCGCTGCGTAGAACCACCCCGCCAATGCCTCGCGTGTCTGATCTTTGATCAACCGCATCCTGAAACCTTCCGTGTTTGGCCAAAGCAATTGCTTGCCGTGACTCTTTCTTGCGGGCCTCTGCCTCTACAACCCCGCAATACCAAGTGGTGATTTTGACGTATGGCAGGGCGTCAATGCCCTTTAGGTTGCCGTCGAATATCCGCCGCCCCTGACTTTCGGTTAATCCGAAAAATGCACTGGCAACACGGATCGCCTCCATCTTGCCTTCCAACCCAACGACCTGCTTGACCTTGGCGCGAAACCCCTTCCGGGCCTCACGCACCAGCGTCTCTGAGGTCAAGTCGTGTATGGTTATGGCGTTCATTTCATTTTGCTCCGAACGCGAAATCTTTTTGCGCATGGCGTAAATCTTCCCTGTCAATGTTTCCATCAAGGAAACGACTGACAGAGGAAAACGCTCGATGCGTCACATCAGCGAAATATTGAAAGAAATGGGATTGACGGACGAGGGTACGACTGAGAGAGATACGCCCCCCGCCCGCCTGGGTCAGCCGCATCAAGTCGGCTATCTGAAATTGGTCTGCGTGGATGGGTGCAACCTCCACCAAACCGAAATAAAGGCGGACAGAGCCGAAGCCCTGCCCGCGCCCGCCGAGGGAATGCTCAAACCCAGCCAGTGGTAAACCGGGCGAGCAGACGGGACCTCCAAGCCGGGCTATGTGTCCGGCTTTTCTCATTGGGCAACCACCGCTGATTTTCTGATAAAGCCTTCAATTCGCTTTACCGTCCGCATCGAAGGAGAACGCCCGTTCTCAATGTCAGTAATTAATCTGGAGTCACCAACAGCCCCACGTCCAAACGCAGAGCGCGACAATCCGGTCGCTTTGAGGTGTTTTTTGATCTGTTTGAGTAGTTCTTGTTCGGTCATTCCCCATCCATAAAGGATATTTCCTTCGCACACAAGCGGAGATTTCCTCTATCAACAAATTTATTCTTGCGTCATGGAAAAGAGTCGAGACAAATTGCGTAAACTTTTAAGGGACAAGGGGCTTTCTCTGTCCGGCGCATCAAGGCAACTTGGGCGCAACAGCTCCTACCTCCAACAATATCTGGAACGCGGTTCACCACGCGAGCTGCCAGCATCGGTTGAAAAGAAACTAGCGGGGATATTGAAGGTGCCTCAGTCGGAGCTTGGCGATAATACCGCCGCCCTTGAGGAAGAACTTATTCTTCCCGAAGATGACTATTCAGCGGCCCTAATGGTGATTGAGTACGCCCTTGCTCACTCAGAGCGCGACCTTTCCCCTTCGGAAAAGGTAAAAAAGGTCCAGAAAATGAGGGATCTAATCGCTGATGTTCGGGGTCGATAGCTCCCAACACTTTTTCTAACGCGGTTTTGTCCAATTCCATGTCGCCAATAATTTCAGCGACCAGGGTTCGTAAGCTGCGCATTCGCATTCTCCACTTCCCCCGTCCGCGTCTTGACCACCACTTAGACACTAAGTCTATTGTCGCTGGATAACCAAGCTAATTGTGCAGCCCTCTATAAACCCCGCATTGTAATATAGAAGATTGTCTGCTTTATGTTGGGCCGCTTCCTGAGATCACAAATTATTTTTGATTCGAAGGATTTTTCCTTTGACTAAAGGAAGGATATTTCCTACTCTCTCTCCATACCCAAACGGAGAGAGACATGACCAACCTTTTCCAAGAATACGCAGACCGCGCAGAGACCAAGGCAGAAATACTGCCCCTGGACGTTCAGGCGATGTGCCAAGCCAAGGCCGCTATGGAGAGTGTTCTAAGCGATGCCGAGGATGTGCTTGCTCGCATTAAGGCAATCATGGGCCAACACGACGTTTGTGAAAACGCGGAAGATTTGGCCGAGGGGGTTGTTGACACAATCCGCGAGAACATTGCCGCCGCCGACAAGTTGTTTTGCGAGATGGGCTACGGGTTCACTCACCCCAGTGTTCGCCTGCGCGGCCTTTCCACCCCCACGCAAGCAGCGGAATGAACGCTATGAAAGTTGAAATCAAAAACCGTTTCTCAGGCTCCGTGAAATTCACTGCCGAGATTGATGCATCCTTTGAGACCAAGGATCGCTCGCTACAAATTGGTGCTGCTGTCAAGTGGGGAATCAAAGAGGAAGCCGACCTGCGGGGAGCCGACCTGCGGGGAGCCGACCTGCGGGGAGCCGACCTGCGGGAAGCCAAACTGCGGGGAGCCAACCTGCGGGGAGCCGACCTGCGGGGAGCCAACCTGTGGGGAGCCAACCTGTGGGGAGCCCCCATCATCGACGCTGGCGTGGATGCTCGTGGATACATTTTTCGCGCCACCTACGATCCAAAGAACTTTGAACTCAAAATCACCGCTGGTTGCAGGACGTGGGCGACAATTGACGAAGCGCGAACCCACTTTGGTGAAACCTACAACAGCAACGGCGATGTTGCAGAGTGCCTCGCGAAAATCCAGTACATCGAAACCGTATTTGAAAGCCGCAAGGCCCTCTCCCCCACCCCAGAGGGGGACGCCCGATGAGCGAGACACAAGCCTTATTAGATGTTGTGGGCCATCGAGCAAGTGGCGATGTGTGTTCGCTGTCTAATGGAAAGCAGATCGTGTGGAACGGGCATCTTTGCGAGGGCGCAAACCTAACGCCCCAGCACAACGAGAACTTTTGCCTGTGGACGCGCTGCGGCACCCTCGATGTGCCGTTCAACCAAGCTTACGAAGGCGACGAACAAGATGTCGTTTGCCTCCAGTGCCTAGCCATCTCTAAGGCTACTGGGGGTGAAGGGTGAGCCCAGAACTCAAAACCGCTGCGCAAATCATGCGCGACTGCAAGCCAAAAACGCTCGGTGAAATTTTTAACTGCGCCATGGCCCTAAATGGTTGCGACGAAGAGGGGGCGTGGGCGGTTGTGGATGCTCACTACAAAAACCACCAAGGCAACCGGGAGTACCGAGCCCTTGCAGGCTTAAAGCTCGACGACAGACAGACAGGAGTCCCCTCATGACTGACACAGTGAAAGAGAGCGTGAAAAAACCACAGTGGGGTTTTGATGACGCAAGCCCAGCGCCTTGGACGTATCGTTCCAAGCCAAGTTCGATTGTCCCTGATGCCAAGGAAGACTGGATCGAAGACACAAACGGCAACACAGTTGTGGAAAATGTCGGTCGAATTGATGGGCCAATGATCGTTGAAGCGGTCAACTCATTTGCCGCCCGCCCTGCCACCCCTCCCCAAGATACAGGGGAACTGGTGGAGCAGGCGCAACGACTTGCACAATACATCTGCGACGTGGCGCTCATTGAACAGCTTAGTGAGGTCGATGTGGTGTCGATCGACGACGCAAACGCCGGAATTTTGCTCACTCTCGCAGAGCGCTTCCTCAAGACCGTTGAAGACGCTGCCCTCTCCCGTGCAAAGGGAGAGCAGTCATGACCGAAGATGAAGCAAAACTAATGTGGTGTCCCTACGCCAGAGTTTGCGCAACTGAAACAGACCACACTGCTGCGCCCGCTCATGTCGGTTACAACCGCGTTTACGTTGAGGGTGAAGGGGAAGCCAACTTTGATAATCCGTCGGCTTCCAATCCAGAGATAGCCCGGTGCATCGCTTCCGCCTGTATGGCGTGGCGGAAGACGGGTTCTAAATGCAAGAACAGACAAGGACAAATCTCTGACAGAGATGTGGACGGAACGGGACAATGGATTGAGGTCGGTTATTGCGGCCTAGCGGGGGGCCCATCATGACCCCCCTCCCCAGAGACTACGGCCCCATGCTCCGCGCTCGCGGGCGAGCTAGCTGGATGCAGCGCCACTGGCGCAAGATCGTCAATGGTTGTGCGCTCTGGATTGCCGCATGTGTTATCGCCCTGGCTGCCAGCATTCCGTTGGCCTTTGCCTATGACTATCCGCCCGAAGAATACAAACGCCCACCGACTATGCCTGTGGTTGTAACAGTTGTGCCCGCCAGTCAGGTGGCGACGGTTTGCGCCCACGTCATCCGCGTTGAGACGCGCGACGCCTGCCAGCAAATGGCTTTTGGAAGCTGTCACATATTCATTCGTGAAATGTCTACTGACTTTCGCTGGGGTCCATATCAACGCTTGCTTGAGCACGAGCTTGCCCATTGTAACGGATGGACACACCCAGTGCGCGGCAATCGTGTCTATCCAACAGAAGCACGTCTTGACCCAAGGGAGCGTGCGGAATGACCCGCCGCTTAATTATCAACTGCCCCCTTGCCCGGTTCTTTATCTGGCATTTGAACAAATGGAGGAAGGTATGAGCCTTTCAGAAACACCAGCAGAAGCCGGGCACAACAACCCACCTACTCCATTTGAAGATGTGGAGAAGACAATCAACGACCTCTACGAAGAGGCGAAGAACTTTGCGGATGGTGAGCCTATCGCAACAGAGGGGCAGGCAAAAGCCGTGTCTGCCCTCATTGACGGACTGCGCAAAGCAACAACCGAAGCCGACAATGCCCGCAAGGAGGAAAACAAACCCTTCGATGCTGGCAAGAAGGCTGTGCAGGATAAGTATAACCCTCTCATCGGCAAGACCAAATCCCTTACTGGCAAGGCCCCGCTAGCAATTGAGTTGTGCAAAGAGGCGCTCAAGCCTTGGATGCTCAAGTTGGAAGCGGAACAGGCCGAGCGAGAACGTATTGCCCGTGAGCAAGCGGAACAGGCGGAGCGTAAAAAGCAGGAAGCCCTCGCCAAGCGCACCGAGAGCCTTGAGGACGCAGAAGAAGCAGAAGCCGCAATTCAACACGCGGACGCAGCAGCCGCAAGCCACAAGGCCACCACGAAGGACCGGCCCAATGTCAAGGGTGGTTCGCGAGCTATCGGGATCAAGACAAGCTGCTACCCAGAAATGACAGATGCCTCTCAGGCTATGACGCATTACTGGAAAACACGCCGCGAAGATTTGGAGGAAGTTATCCTGGCCTTCGCTCAACAGGATGTACGGGCAGGCAAGGGGCCTATTCCCGGCTTTGTCATAAGGGAGAATAAATCAGTCGCATAACAAACCAACTCAAGACCTAAAAACCAAACAAACACATTTATTCATTCAAGGAAAACATCATGAATATCAACGAAGCATTCCCAGGAAAATACATCAAAGCCGCTGATCTACAGGGGCGCGATGCATCTGTTACAATTGCCGCTGTTGAGTTTGAACAAGTTAGTGACGGCAAAAGCAAACCTGTTGTTTATTTTAGAGGCAAAGATCGCGGGCTTGTACTGAACAAAACAAATGCCAATGTCATTGCCGAAATCTACGGCCCTGAAACAGAGAGTTGGATCAGCCAGCCAATCACGATCTACCCAACGCGGACTGATTATGCAGGCAAGATGGTGGACGCAATTCGCGTTCGTTACCCCAATGATGCCAATCCGCAGCAGAGCCAGCAAAGCAACCCTCAACAGGGTCAGGCAAACAACGGATTCCAAGGGCAAACTGAAAACCCCGCTCCTATCGACGATGAAATTGCTTTCTGATGGCAACGAAGCTTTTCATGCGTCGGTCGCTCTCTTCGCTTGTCCCAGCTAATGGGATGAGTGAGGAGGCGCTGCGTGAACTGCCCGAGGGCACCACCTACAAAATAGTGGCGACGTGCCCTCGGAACTTGAAGCACCATCAAAAGTATTGGGTGATTATCGACAAGATATTTCCGAACCAATCGACCTACCCGACCAAGGAAAGCTTGAACGACGCGCTTAAAATTGCACTTGGCTACGGCACCATGATTCAATTGCCAGATGGACGGATTATGATGCAGCCGGGTTCAATCAGCTTTGCAAAGATGGACCAAACAGATTTCGACGCTTTCTATAAACGCGCCATTGAATTGATCGTTACAAAAGTTCTTCCAGGTGTCGCACGTGAAGATTTGTTGCGAGAGCTTGAAGAGGTTTTGGACCTCCCCCACCCAGAAGACCAACATGAGAGGACAGGATGATGGGAGCATGGGCAGAAAGATCCTGGGACGTGATCAATGCAGTTCACGACATATTGCCCGCTGACATTAGCCTTGCTAAGCGCACCAAGGCAATCGACGCGGCCTACCCGTTTGGTCTGCGCAAGAACCATCCTTACAAGGTGTGGCTTCGTTGCCGCAAGAAATACCTTGATCCATACAGAACGCCAGAAATGACGCCGCTCATGGAAATCATGGAGAGCGTAACAGGCGACCACGGGAGGCACGATTGACCCGCAACTTCACCCTCGCCTCACAAGTGGAGATCCTTCTCCGCACGGCTATCTGCCAAGCAGATGGATGCACAACCCCTTTGAGTGAAGGTGTGGAGTGGGATCATACCATCCCGTGGGCCATCAGCAAAGACAGGTCTGCGAAGAACGGCCAAGCATTATGCCCATCCTGCCATGCAACGAAAACCAACGAGGTCTCACACGGCGGCAAAAGCGACAAAACGAACGCTGCCAAATGCAGGCGTGTCTACCGTAAGCACACGGGGGACTTAAAGCCCAAGGGCAATATCCAGGCTCACGTAGATCCTTGGCCTAAAGGGAGAGGATTTAACACTGGCATTGAGGGAAAGTCCAAATGGACACCGAACGTCAAGGACATTAATGAGCCAGATACAGGAGATGAAAATGTCAGTGAGTGAGGAAGATACGAAATATTTCATCCACGACAAGACGCGGGGCTATGTCGGCAACTCCATGGTTTGGTGGCGTAAAGACCACCATGGGTACACATGCGACCTAAGCGAGGCTCACGTGTTTTCGTCCGCCGAGCTTTCTGAATATCTCGGCGCAGATGATCTCGTCGCGTATCCATGCGAAGAAGTTGAGAAGTGCACAGAGCGTCATGTTGTCAGACTAATGGATCGCGCCCTTGCTGGCCAACGTCTGCCCCACCCCTAACGTGAATGAATGAGGAGAAGAAGATGAGAAAAGAGGTCCGAGTGCAGAAATCAGCGGAGAACCCAGAGCCGACTATTATCTTGGCGGAAGCTGTCACGAAAATTAGTGATGGAATGACATCTCTGCTCACGTCTGGCCTAAACAAGAAAGCCATTGTGATTTTGTTGCAGGCTGAAACGGGGTTGGGCAAGGGCACTATTAGCACGGTGCTTGACGCATTGCCGCGGTTGAAGGGGTGGTATTGCAAATGAACGATGAACCGCAGACCGATTTGCCAGTCACGAAAATGGCCTTCGAGAAACAATATTCAGACGACAGCGGCGTGGCGTTCGCTGTTCGCCTGGATATGGGGGATACCATCGGCGAGTTACACTTTGAGTGCCTTGATGTTGTCAAGTTCCCGCTGGGGCAGATCAATTTTATTCGTCAAGCGCTGGACAAAATCGCGAGGAAAACCGACAATGACTAACCCCACCCCCCTCTCTGCATTAATCGAGAAGATAGAAGCTGCGGAGGAAGGGAGCCGTGAGCTTGATGTAGATATCGCGAAGCATCTAGGCGGGGCAATCCGAACAAGCACCACTGTGGGTACTCGATATCAAGTTTTATGGCTTGATGCTGAATTTGCACAAGGCGACGACATCAATGAATTGCCCGAGGTTCCGTTCTACACCACCTCCATAGACGCCATAGTAGGGCTTATAGAGAGTGAGTTGCCGGGTGCTTTTTGGAGAATTTCATCACGCAACAAAGCTGTTTTGGTTTCTAAAAAAGATCATGCTGGATACGCCAGAGGGCACACCCCTGCTCTAGCTCTATGCGCTAGTTTCCTCAAAGCCCTTCAATCAGAAAGGGGGGAAGGATGAGCGACTGGCAGTCTATATCGACTGCGCCGAAAGGCGGCGGCGCTGAAATGGTAACCGACCCGAAATGGGTTGAGCCCCCAAAAATACTCCTCTGCTTTCGCGAAGATGTCATGAGGGTAGCTTGTTGGGATTGGTATTACGCCGAAGGCGGCAATGGCGCTTGGGAAAGCAAGAGGCACGCCTGGGTTGAGCCAACCAGCGGTTCCCTTCTGGTGCTACATTACGACCAGCCTATAGGCTGGAGGCCCCTCCCCACACCCCCTAAAGGAGAGACAGACTAACTCATGACCCGCCGCCCCGCCCTCTTCACGCAAACAGACGCGCAACGCGCCATCAAGGCAGCGAAGAAAGAAGGCTGGAAATCCGTCAGATTTGAAACAAAGGACGGTGTGACAATTACCTTCGGGAAAGACGCCCCGGAAAAACCTGTTGATGACAAGCCGGAAATCACCCTTTAATGCCCGACATGCCAAAACAGCTTCCGCCAAAGGTCCAGCGTCAAAGAACTCGCCACGGCAAGACGGTCTATTATGTGCGCCCTTCACATCACGGAGCGCGGGTTCGCCTGAAGCAAGAGCCATTCACCGATGAATGGTATTCCGAATATCACGCCATCATGACCGGGGCACCGCAACCACAAACACCCGAAGAAGCAAAGCGAATGCCTGCCAAGGGCAATCTGGCATGGCTCATTCAACAGCACAAAAACTCTAGCGACTGGTCACGGCTTGCCAAGTCAACGCGCCGAAACCGGGACAACATATTCCTCAACATCATCAAGCAGGCGGGTCACGTTGCCTATGATGACGTGGACAAGGGCTCTGTGGTGCGCGGCCTGGAGCGCCGAAGCGCCAAACCCTTCGCCGCCAAGGAATACCTGAAGGCCGTTCGGGCTCTCTACAAATGGGCCATTGCGAATGACTACGTGGACCACAACCCCACTGAGGGGGTCTCAGCGCCCACACCAAGGACCACAGGGTTTCACACATGGTCCGATGCAGAGATAGCGCAGTTTAGGCAGTGCTGGCCACACGGGACAATGGAACGCCTTGCCATGGAGATTATTCTTGGAACCGGCCTGCGTCGTGGGGACGCCGTGGTGCTTGGCCGTCAACACATTCGAGACGGGGTTATCACCATTCGATTGGAAAAGAGTGGCTACCAGGAAGAGGTATCAATCCCCCTCTTGCCTGATCTTGCCGAGGCGATCGACCAAGGGCCAACCGGCGACCTGACGTTCATTGTCGGAAAGCGGGGTCAGAGATTCACCAAGGAAAGCTTTGGGGAGGTGTTTGCCCAGGCCTGCAAGAGCGCTGGGGTGCCGGGCAGAGCCCATGGGCTGCGCAAGGCAGCAGCGGTGCGGCTGGCTGAGAACGGCGCTACCGTGCATCAGCTTATGGCGTGGTTCGGCTGGGAGGACGATGACATGGCGAAGGTCTACACATTGGCAGCAGATCGAAAACGCCTAGCAGCGGACGCGGGACGACTGATTGATGGCAGTTCGCCCTCACCCTCAGTTTCCCGCCCTCACCCTAAAAAAAGAGGCAAGTAATTCAATGGGTTATGTGGTGCAAAATGGATACTGGTACGCCCTAGGGGAGTAGGATAATCCATGTTTTTCAATGGCTTAGGTGGGTTGGTGAGGGCAAGCGGGCCCTTTGATTCCATTGAGGTATTCCAGACGCCGCCCTCACCTATTGGGTGGCCCTCCCTATGCCCCAAAAACACACCAACAACCCGATATGGACGGGATCTCTCCATAAAACGCTTGTTTCT